GATACCTAGGCATTTGACTGTGAATTAAGTGTTTTCTTTAGGTGTTTCAACCGTTTTTTTGCTTGCCTCATTGCCTGAGGCTTTTTTCGTCCGCGCTCTTTTCGCTGGACGTCCCCGTTTTTGAACGGGAGTATTGTTTGTGATGAAGGCACTGTATAACTCCTTATGTAATTGTTGATATTGTGGAGTTAATTCTTCCTCCTTATTTTCGTAGTTAACAAGCCATGCTTTAACAGCATTTAGTATTAACCATTCTTTAGTTTTCATGTGAAATACTTCTCCAACACTTCAACTTGGTCATGATATTTAGCTATCTCATTAAGTTCATCTGTGATAGCTCCCATAATGTTACTATGTTCACCAATCCCAACAGGATTATTGAGGTATACATTAACATTTGCTTTGTGGTAAGAAATTTCCCCATGTGCGTGTGCTAAGAGTGACTTGACTAGTTCTGTTTTCATCCGAATAGGTGGTAATGTTTACGTGGTGGGCTATACTTATAGCCTCTCTGTTTAACCTGAGAATATATCTTCATTAATTGGTTCGTCCTCAACTTGTCCTCCATGATGTTCGGTCGTGGTCGGTCGTTCAGATACTTCTTCATAGTCTAATTTAATAACAGGTAAAGATTCCTTAAGTTTTTGTGTAACATACCAAATGAAGTCTTTAGGCTTCAATAAGGTGTTCACTGTTATTGTTATTCTCCAAGTTTTCATTTAGTTGTTTTTTATTCATAGTGTTAACAAATGATTTAATAGTATCCATTTTGATACCTTCAATCATGATACGATTAGTTTTATCAGTGTTATTGACAAGAATTAATGTATCATGATCCTCACAATAATACATATCATTATCTCCATTATAGAAATGATACTCGTGTACTGTGTCAAAGTTCATAATTAATTAGGGCGAAAATTAGTGTTAATTAATATTCTTCTATTGTTCTTCATCGGTGTATGTCCTGTATGCCATGTTAAACCATCAAAGATGATTAATCTATTAGCAACAGGTTCTATTTCTTCTTTAATAATTAAACCTCTTGACTGTGAATCATTATATAAAATAGTAGTTCCATCAGAGTGATTAACATAATATATAGTAGTAATATGTGGATAAGTTAAATCAATGTGAGGTTCTAAAGGAAAAGGATTATTACGATATAACGTCATATCTACACGTGACCTGATTAACTTAGTACTACCTACAGTTGCCTGTAATTCATTTAAGAATGTAGTATATAGTTCAGGTAATTCGTAGCTATCTTGTCCTTCCTTAAGTAACCAGTAATTAAATCCATACTTACCTAACGTATTAGTATCAGCTAAGGATATATTATCCCAGTAATACCATGGAAACTCATCACTAGTCATGTCATCTAAGATAGCATGATGTAAACGAGTTTCTAGGAAGTCATCAATAATCATGACATCTCCCTGTTGATCTAGTTGGTTATGTAACCATGTTTTAATTAAACTCATTAGTCATAGGTTTGTGATAGTATTTCTTCACGAATACGGTTCTCTCTACTATCTTGTGGCTCCTCATCGAGGAATGATAGTAGATACTCTACAT